AATATATGGATATTCTCAAACGATCATCCAGACATTCACTGACCCCTGTACGAAACTTACTACTGTTTTTAATATCCCTATCACTGGCAGCACTACTGTTGTGTTTTATAATAAGTATAGGACTTTTACTTCTGCTGATGTTAGTTCTGGGGTTTTCCAGACGTGGATTAACCAAGTTTACGAGGAATATAGAAAACTTTCTCCTTGCTCTGTGGCTCAGACTGCTGCCACTGCTACTCAAGTTACAGCATCTGCTGTATCTACTGCAGTGAGTGCTGCAGCATCAAGTGCTGCTTCCTCAGCTAGTTCTTCAGCTGCAAGCTCTGCTGCTTCTAGTGCTAGTAGTTCTGCTTCTAGTAGTAGTTCAGAGAGCTCAAGTTCCTCAGAATCAAGCAGTTCTGAAAGCTCATCAGGGGAATCCAAATCAGAATCTAAATCTGAAAGTAAGGGGGGAGGGGGTAAATCCTCTTCTAAATCTGGAGGTAAAGCTCAAGCAAAGGTTAATCCTATACTATTCAATTCTGATTTTACAGGAGGACAAAGTTTAGATAGGTCTATAAACATCATTGCTACAGGAGGTATATCACAAAGCTCTATGGCAGGTGATATGTCTTGGGGACTTACAGGAATGGTCTGGAGCAACTTAAAACAATTTGCCCTATCAGGCAGATACACCAAGATGAATTTTGATGGTGGTAAACTACAGAGCTTAAATAACTACGGTGTTACTGTTGCTTATGCATTTGGTAGCATGTTTGGTTTTGCAACCTATGCCTACATCTATCCTATGGGTAAATGGGGTGTTACAGGAGCTAACCTTACAGTGAGTGTTAACAACTCTGAATATGCAGAGGGAAAGAAGCAATACAACATAACACATTCGTTGTTACTGTTCTATACTAAACCTTTCCCTATTAACAGAAGAATTACAATTAGCCCAGACTTGTACATATCTGGAAGTCCAGTTACTTATGCTACTAAACAAAAAGAATTCTTAGTAAGTGAAGACATGGGATTTCTAACAGGTGCTAGTGTGGACTACTCTATAACAAAAAGATTCAAGGTGAACCTTGGAATAAGAACAAGTTTGAGTACCAATCCTGATCAACCTGCACTGTTCTTTGCAGTGGTGGGAAGTAAGGTGAATTTATAATCAAATTGATTAGAATCATTTTAATTAATTTGGTTATTGTAAATTATTGATACTCATTGGTTATAGTAAAAAACAACATATCTTTGAACATTATTTAATTATTCACAATGCCTACATTTGTAAAGCCAGGATTTTGGAGAGAACTTTGTAACCCATGCGATGGTTACGAGGGCTGGCTTAATCTAGATAATCTTATTGAAAGCATTTCTGGTGGTGGAACAGTGGGTCCTCAAGGTCCTGTTGGTCCTCAGGGTCCACAAGGGGTACAAGGTCCACAGGGTATTCAGGGTGAAACTGGTGCAGCTCTAACTGTACTTGGTTCTTATCCTGACTTAGCTGCGTTTGAAGCAGGTGCTGGTGGAAGTCCTGGTACTCCAGGTACAGCATGGATAATTGAATCAGATGGTTCTTTATATGTTTGGAATACAGCAACTAATGCTTGGGAAGATGTAGGTGATCTACAAGGACCACAAGGACCTCAAGGTATTCAAGGCCCTCAAGGAGAGCAAGGTATACAGGGAGTACAAGGTATCCAAGGTCCAGTAGGTATGCCTGGTCTATTTGCTCAAACAGCTAACAGTACTCCTGTTACTAACACAACAGTAGAAACAACATTAGTTAACGGTGGTGTAGGTACATTATCTGTACCAGCTAACGGATTCAATGTTGGTGATAGCTTTAGAGCAATTGTTGGTGGTGTTATTAACGCTACAAATAATCAAACTATAAGAGTTAGAGTGAAAGCAGGATCTATTGTTCTTTTAGACAGTGGTTTTCAAAACCTTGGAAGCAGTGTTACAAACGATGTGTTTTCTCTAAACGTTGATTTTACAATTAGACAAATTGGAACTGCTGGTGTAGCATCTATTGTATCATTAGGTAGTTTTCATTACACAAAAACAAATAATGCTTCTGTTCAAGGATTTGCATTTAACACAGTGAATAACACAACATTTAGTACAACAATTTCTAATACATTAAATGTCACAGTTGAATGGGGTGCTGCTAGTACAAGCAACAGTATTTACAGTGATATATTTATACTAAACAAAACATATTAATCATGGCAATACCAGCAAGACCCATAGGGCAAGGACCAGAAGCAGAATTATTGTGGAACATTTCTAAACAATTAGAACAACTAATTGGACAAGTGGGTGCTGTAGTTAGAAACACAGAAACTACAACCACCACCACCACTGCTACACCGTAAATAAAAAACAAACCAACAAACTACATATATGAAGGATCTTAGATTCCTTTGCTCGCAACCCGATGATACCTATTACACATGGCAGGTACATTTATGGATAGAGAGCTTAAGAAAAATTGGACATTCAGACAAAGCAATTGTGCTTATATTCATTCCTAGTTATAGGGAAAAGAATACCAAATGGCAGCAAGTGATAGACCTCTATCCAGAAGCTGAATTTGTATTCTACAAAGATGAGCACAAGATTAGCAACATGTTAGGAGTTTACATTCCTGTGTTGCGTCCTTATTGTTTGAAAAGATATTTTGAAGAAAATCCAGGGATGAAGGATAAAGCTGTTATGTATTGTGATTCAGACGTAGTGTTTACAGAGAATTTCAATGTAGATGCTTATCTGGATGATGATATAAACTATGTATCTGATACAAACAGTTATATCAATGCTTCATATTTTGATAGTAAGATAAAGGATGTAAAGCCTGAAAAGCTTGAGTTGTATAAGACTAGAGACATTCTAGCTGAAACAGCAGAACTTACAGGCATAACTAGAGAGATAGCTGAGGCTAACAATGAGCATTCAGGAGGAGCACAATACCTATTAAAGAACATCGATAGTGATTTCTGGGATAAGGTGTTGCAAGACTGTTTGGTAATTAGAACACATTTACTAAACATAAATAGAGAATTCTTCGAGAATGAAAATAAAGGCTTTCAAAGTTGGTGTGCTGATATGTGGGCTGTTCTCTGGGCTATTTGGTATAGGAATCAAGAAGCGAAGATTATTCCTGAAATGGATTTTGCTTGGTCTTCTGATCCAATTCAGAAACTAGAGAGAACAGGACTCTTACATAACGCAGGAATTGTTGGTGATCAAGCCAATGGGTATCCTGCTTTCTATAAAGGAAAGTATCACACAGGACAAGATCCTTTCAATGATCCTCATTTACAGACAGTTATGAATAATGAACAGAGTCAGAAGTATTGCACTCACTATTATACATCACAACTGATGGAACTAAAAGAAAAATACAATTTATTATATTAACAAAAAACGATTATTATGAGTAATAAGAGAGACTTAAAAGCCTTTGTTCGCTTCGATGGAAGTGGAAGAATCGTTGCTGGTAGCTTAATCCTTAGAAAAAACAAACCTAAGGTGGGTAAATGGCATGAAATTCAAGCATACGAATGTTGTAACTATGTACCTACAACAACCACAACTTCAACAACCACTGCATATCCTGGTTTATATTATAATGCAGACAGTGGGTCTCAAGCAGCTTGTAACCAAGCAGGTGCGTATAGCCTACCTCTAACATTTGTTTTAGAAGATGCTTGTTCTGGCGGTACATTTACATTAGCTGTAGGAACTTGGAGTAGTTACGGAATTCCAACAAATGGTTCAAGTATTTATGTTAACATTGGTACTGGAAACGTTGTTCAATTAATACCTACTGGTACTACAGCATCTAGTAATGAAGGATGTATATCTTGTGCATAATAAATAAAATAAATAAAAATGGCAAATCAAAGTAAATTAAAAGCCTGGGTTAGATATGATGGCACAGGTAGAGTGATAGCAGGTGGTCCAATTCTACAAAGTTTTAAACCAAAGGTTGGTAACTGGGTAGAGATTGATGCTAATGAATGTTGTCAACAAACAACAACCACAACAACAACCGCTGTCCCAGGATAGTAAAAACTAAATAAAATGGCAAAATCATTATTCCCTGATGAGATGATGAAATCAGGAGAGTTAAACTTAGAAACAATAGCTGGGAAGCTTACACATTTCCATGAGCAATTACATCTATTGCATTGGCAGACAAAGAGTTATGCTGAGCACCAAGCTCTAGGAGGATTGTATGATTATGTACATGATTTCAAAGATGGTCTTATAGAAAAGATTATGGGCTATACAGGCAAACGTCCTGGTGTGTTTAAAATAGAACCATTAAGTGCAGCAGATGCTACATCAGTTGTTACAGCGTTAATGGACTTTGCTAGTAACTTAAAAACATATGGTGAAACAAATAGATTTCACGATGTATGTAACTTAGCAGATGCATTGTCTGGAGAAGCAGCAAAAACTAAATACTTATTAACCTTGTCTTAATGCAAATTAACAAGAAATTCTTTCCTGAGGTGATGCAAGATAACGAACTTGCTTATTTTGCTCACCTTCAGGGAATTATAGATTCTGTGGATGAGTTAGCCACATTAGAAATTACTAGGAATCCAAATTCCTACCACTTTAGACTAGCACCGTCTGTACCTAGGTATAATGACATGTTGCTAGAAGAGCTATTGAAGTTTCATAACCTCTTACAGATCCATTTAGATCTGTCTAAAAGTATAAAGAGTTCTGCCACAATAGTGTTTGATATCACCATGTAAAATAAATTTGGTAGATATTGCAGAAATACATATCTTTGTCCATAAAACCAAAAATTATATAATATGTCACAAGAATTAGACGTAACCCCAGTTCAAGAAGAAGTAAATATTCAAGAACCTGTTCAAGAACCTGTAAAGTACGATCCTAACAAGAAATATACCTGGAATACAGATGATATTTTTGTTATCAATGGTGCTGAGTTTGGTGTAATCCTTAACTCACTACGTTCACAATTAGCTACAGAAGAAGCTGCTCGTATTTTATTAGCTAACAGAGCTAACAATACAATTGAGCAAGTGTTAGCTAGATCAGTAGAATCTGGTGTTATCAAAGAAGCTGAGAATCAATAGATTATGGCAAAAGAAATGATTAAACGCAAGGATGGTTCTGTCTCACAACGTGGGTTGTGGGACAACTTGAGAAGCAAAGCTGCTAAAAATAAAGCAACTGGTGCTAAACCTAAGGCTCCTAGTAAAGCCATGTTATCTCAGGAGAAAAAGATCAAAGCTAAAGGAAAATGATATTAGCTATTAGTAGTGAAAATAAACAAAAATACTTTTCTGAAAAACAGAAAGGAGGAGTTGTTTATAAAATTACTAATGAAGTTGATGGTAAGTTTTATATAGGAAGTACAAACAACCTGATAAAAAGGTATTATACTCATATTCATGATATACGTTCTAGTAAAAACACTTGTGTAAAACTAATTAGAGCAGTTAATAAACATGGAGAAGAGAACTTTAAGTTTGAGATTGTTTGTGAATGTCCAACTGATGAAATTCTCAAAACTGAACAAGGGTATATAGATAATTTAAAGCCACATTACAATGTTGCTAAAATTGCTGGAAGTAATCTTGGGATAAAGAGAACAGAGGAAGTGAAGCTTAGAAAATCAGTTTCTCAAAAGGAAAACTGGAAAAATGAAGCTTATAGGACTAAACACCTAGAAAACTTATCAAATAACTGGAAAAGCGGAGCCTCTCATAAAATGGCTAAGCTTACAGAGGAACAAGTAATTGAAATTAAAAAACAATTGGCAAACGGTCTTCTTCCTAAACAAGTAGCAAATAAACTTGAACTAAGTTATTACTCTATAAAAGATATACATAGAGGTAAAACTTGGAAACATGTTATAATTTAAGAGTAATGGGCGAATATTGCTCCATACATGAAATAGCTCTTGAGGAAGGACAATGTCCTAAATGTCTAGAACAATCTAATATATAAATAAGATATGGAAAAAGTTAAAAAAGCCCAAAAAGGTATTGCTCTTAGAAAAGGACAATACAAAAGACTTGGTAGAATAGCAGAAAGCAATCCTGAAAGAGCTGATAAAGTAGCTGATCGTATGAAGGAAAGAGCTACACGTTTTGAGCGTGGTAAAAGAGTTGCTCAGAGCAGTGGTTCTAAAGCTTCAAGCATTTTATCTAAAGCTAAAGACGGTAAATCATTCCCAGACTTAAACAAGGATGGTAAGATTACTAAAGCTGACATTCTTAAAGGACGTGGTGTTATTGCTAAGAAGGGTGCTAAAGTTAAGAAGGCTCAGGCTGGTTTAACTGCTTCTAATAAGCGTGTAGGACCTGTTGATCCTAAAGGTGCTTGGACTAAAGTTCAAGAAATGAACTTACCTCCTCGTAATGTTAAAACTTCTGTAAGCCTTAAAAAGGATAAAGAGTTAGGTGCTACAAAGATGATGAAGTCTGGTGGTAAAATGAAAAAGAAAAAATAATGGCTACAGATAAAAAATGGATGCAGAAGGTATCTAAGTCTATTAAGGCTAGAGGTACAGAAGGTAAGTGCACTCCTATCACCAAACCTGGTTGTACAGGTAAGGCTAAAGCTCTTGCTAAGACATTTAAAAAGATAGCTGCAAAGCGTAAAGGTAAATAACATGGCTAGAATTCCTAAAACAAAGGTATATAACCCACAGAAAGCAGAAGCTTATGTTGGTAAGGGGGTTCTAAAAGCTGGTGGTAAAATCACTCCTGTTCCTAATGGTCCTCTTGTTAAAAAGAAGGGAGAGTTTAAAGGCTCTACATTAAAAGACGGTGGTAAAGTTAGCCCAGCATGGCAAAGAAAAGAAGGTAAGAATCCTGAAGGTGGTTTAAACGCTAAGGGTGTAGCTTCTTATAGAAAAGCCAATCCAGGTAGCAAACTAAAGACAGCTGTTACAACAAAGCCTTCTAAACTCAAAGCTGGTTCTAAAGCAGCAAGTAGACGTAAGTCATTTTGCTCTAGAATGTCAGGCATGAAAAAGAAACTCACATCTGCTAAAACGGCTAATGACCCTAATAGTAGAATTAATAAATCACTTCGTAAATGGAACTGCTAACATGGCAAAGGTAAAAAAAGCACAAAAAGGAGACTCACTAACATATAGCACCACAGGTCGCTATGCTCCAAAACAAAAGGTTAGTATTGATACTGCTGGTTACGCTAGTGGTAAAAAAGAATTTACAGCTAAAGCTGAGTTAAGTAAGAAACCTCGTACAGTTAGTAGAAAGGTAGTAGATAAAACTATCGGTGCCTTGAAATCTGGTAAGCTTAAGAAAGCTCAGTGGGGATCTAGCGAAGGTGGTAAGTGTGGTATTAGCAGAGCTGCTGCTAAAGATGCTCGTAAGAGTGAGCGTGAGTATGCAAAACAAAGCAGACAAGCTGCACGTGAGGAAAAGCGTGAAGTGAAAGCTGCTGCAAAAGAAGCAAAACGTACTCCTAGCATGCGTAAAGGTGGTAAAGTTTCTAAAAAGAAAAAATAACAATTTAAACTTATAAAAATGGCAACTGTTAAAAAAATTAAAAAAGCCCAAAGAGGTGGATGTCTTTCTACCACTGGAGCAAGTACAAGAATAAAAATGTACAAGCAAGCTGCTGGAGAAGGTAGTTCTGATCGTATGTATCGTAAAGAAGCAAGACAAGCTGCTCGTGCTGAACGTCAAGAAGCTAGAGCTGAAAAGAAAGCTGCTAAAGCTGCTCCTGCTAAATATGGTAAAGCTGTTAAAAAAGCACAGTCTGGTACAGCACTTACTGAAATGGGTAAGAAAACCACCAAAGCTGCTGTGAAAAAGCGTACTGATGATATGGCTAAGTCTTTAGACAAAGCTTCTGTTCTTGGTAAGAACTATATTGCACCTGGTGATTCAGCTAAGAAAAAAGCTGTTAAGAAACCTGTTCCTAAAAAGAAGATGGGTGGTAAATGTAAATATGGTTGCTAATGAAATCAGGTAAACCACGTTTAGCTCCTAAGGTTAAGAATCCCAAGCCTAATAAGCCTTATATGAGGGAATCAGATAACACTAGAAATAAAGGTAAGAGCCCTATGGCTCCTATGACTGGTAAGAAATTATCAAAATAATCTTCCCTATAGTCTCAGTATTATAGGTCTGCTACCAATGGTAGCTAAAAGAAAAGCCCCCCAGAAATGGAGGGCTTTTTTTATGAGCAAAAAAACAAAGGGAGTTTCTATTTTTTAAGTCCCCAGAAATACAAATCTTGGGGCCACGTTTCTCTAGCAATAAATTCATGCTCAGAGAAATGATTTTCCATATCTATCTCCTCACGAACATCTTGTTCTGTAAGATTCATGTAGTAGTCATTCTCAATCTCTGATGTAAATGGAGAGTCTTGAGGAGTGGTTCTTCTTGTACCATGCTCAGGTCTTCCTGTTGTAGCACAACTGAATAAGAATATTCCTCCTGGCTTAGTTAAATTGATACAGTTTTTAATTGTCTCTTTCCAAAATTCATCATGTTCAAAACATTCAGCTGATATAACAATATCAAATCCTTCAGCATCTTTAAACTCATGTCCTCTGGATACAACATCTACGTTTCTTCCTGCACCAATGTCTACACCAATATATTTATAGTCTGTAAATAGATAGTGGTTGTTTCCATTGATGTCCAATGAACCAATGTCTAACACTCTACAACCTTTAAACTTCTCAGGAAACTTATCCTTTACGTATGTCATAAAGGTTCTTTGTTCTGGATGTGCCATTTTATAATTTTAAATATCTTTTTAATAAATCTGTATAGTCCATCTTCCAATTAGGATTTAGTTTAACTTCTCCTGTAGGAATCCTTCCCATAGCCCTTTGTGATTCAATGTAAGCACTGTGTCTTTGTATAGCGTTAAGCTTTCCAGGATGGTCAGTACCCTCACCACTCATATGATAACCTCTACCTCCCCACATATAGAACCAACTTGCTTCTTCCTTAGGAGGTTTAGCAAATAGTCTTCCTCCATATGCATTAATAAGTTCTATGAATGTCATATCGTATCCAGCATTTTGAAGAGGATGTCCTCCTACAGCTTTCCATGCTGACTTTCTAAACACAATACCAGAGTTTCCTATCCAACCAACTTGTTCAATACCTGTAATGTGACACAACACTCCTGTTTCCCAGTGAAGAATGTTCACCTTATCGGTCATGTATTTAGCTACATTCTTTAAATGGTGTGATAGAGCTACATCATCATCATCCCACTGACATATTATATCTCCCTGGCATAACTCTGTAGCAAAGTTTTCTTTCTCTCCTATGGTCTCAAACGTCTTAACTAGGTTAAATATCTTAACTTGAGGATGATCGTATACAAGAGTTTGTAATGGATAGTCATTAACTATTATAAGCTCACACTTATCTGCAGGGTAGTCCTGCTTGAGGAAAGATTCAATGCTCTCCTCAAGCGTAGACACCCTACCGTAAGTTATACATTTACATGATATAAATGGATAGTCCATATTACCAGATTTGAATGATGTCAAATGGTGATACTAAAATAGCACGTTCATCCTTGTCATTGATTGGAACCAATGTAGCTTTGTTTAAAGCTGCTGGATCTACCAACACCCAATCTCCAACCTTGATTTCTGTAACAATAGTACCAACTTGTAACACCTTTAGTTTAGACATCTTGTTAAGCAATTCTCTTTGTAATGCTTCTTTAGTGTTTTCGTCTACAACAATCTTACTTTCCTCTTCTTGTGGAGGTAATTCTAATAATACTCTGTTTCCTAATAACTTTGCCATGATTATTTGTTTAAATTGTGAAATCTTGTAATGTCTTCATCAAATAAGTTGATCTCTGTTTGGAATACATTACGCACTCTCTTTTGACCTACCACCTTACCATTCTTAATTTCTGGTACATCCTCTGGACGCTCATGAATGTCATCAATTAAGACTAACACTTTGTTGTCTTCTATTTGAACTGATCTAATCACCTTATTCAGGTTAAAACTGTCGGTGTAAGTTTTGTCACCATCTTTTCTTGTGTAAAAGAATAAATTACTCATACTAATATTCGATTTCTGGTTGGTTTAATAATATCATTCGTTGAACTAATATGTTTTCATATTTGTTCATAGTGTTTAATTGCTCTTCTAATAGCTCCTTATGCTCATAGTTCAATTCTTTAAAAGCAGGATTCATTGTCATAAAAGTCTTTAACTTTTCAATCTTAGTTGATAGTTCAAGTCTTTCAATGTGAAGCTTACCTGATAAGCTTATTTCTTGTGGACCTGGTGTTTGTGGGACATCATCCCATGCTGTTGCAATCATTTGTTTTGGTTTACTTGTTTATAAAATTGTTTTGTTAAGTATTGTAGCTGATAGGTGTATACTTCCTCAGTGTGCTCATTTAGCTCAATACCTGCCCATTTCATCATATCTATTGTTACATGGAGTAATTCATGTTGTACAACAGATGAGTCCTCAATATCTGAGAACCATATAATAGGAGGTTTACCATCAGCTGTACCAAATGTTACAGCCCTAGCATCTAAGTCAGGAGATTTAAGACTACTATCAAAGTTGGTAGTTATATAATTAGCAGCAAATGCTGTATCCTCTGTAACAATGATTTGTACTTCTAGGTCAAATGTTCCAGCAGGTATTGTATATGCTTTGTAATTAGGCTTTGGAGCTTTCTCATCTGCCACCCATATAGATGTAGCTATCATGGCTACCAAGGATACACCTATTATTATTCCCTCAGCTAATCTCATACTTTTGTTTTAAATATTCACGTCTTTTATTCACTTCCTCAAACCTATAAATATCACTTTCCACTTGATCGTGTTCATTCAAAGTCAAAAGTATGATATTTTCTTCATCTAACGCAGCTTGAGGATATTTATTTTTTGGTAAAATGTGATGGAAGTATACTGAGAGGGGCTCCCCAACTAAGGGAAGCCCACTAATCTCAGATAAGTGTTGTCTTTTTTTCCATATTTGTAAGAAAAACTGTTGCATTTCGGAAATTTGTCGAATTTCCTCATCTTTTTTGACACACATTTTATATGTATCTTTTATTAACTTTAAGGTTTTAGTACCTTTTGACATAGCTTTTCTAGGCTTATGTTGGAAACAATACTCTCCATCACAGTTTTTACCACATGTTTTACATTGTGCTTTCATATTTATCTACATCCTGCATAGTGATAAATGTTGCTTCTATCTCTCTTTATTAGCTCAGACGCATCTTTAACACAAAGATTATTACCTATAACAAATCTAGAGAAATCAACAATTGCTGCTCTTTCTTTTCTAGTAGTGCTTCTGTTAAGTCTTACATTAGTATCTTTAACTATCTCAATATCTGCACCGTGTCTTTCAACACATTCTGAAAGAGCTTGCTCAAGTGTCTGTCCTTCATCTGCCATAAACTTTAAATCTTTCATTTCTGCAAAGTCTACCTCAAGTCTTTTTCCAAATGTTCTTTGGAACTCACGTTGGTAACCTTTAATCACTGCTAATTCTCTTGGAGTCATTGTTTTAATTTTATGTTATTTTAATCCTGTAGAACCAAATCCACCTTCACCTCTATTTGTATCTGATAGGGCTGCTACTTCTAAGAATGCGATGTTATACACCTCATCTAGATAGAACTGTGCCACTCTATCACCTACAGCATAAGGGAAGTCTTGTGCAGTTCCTCCACTTGATGTATTAAATTCTAATCGTGTAAACACACACATCCACTCTCCTCTATAATCAGAGTCAATAATACCTATAGAGTTGTTCATTACCCAGTGGTGCTTAGTTAAATTACTACGAGGAACTAACACAGCTTTATAGCCTACAGGGATTTCTGTCTTAAACCCTAGACCAACAACAATTTTACCGTTATCACTAGTAATACTGTGTGCATATACATCATAACATGCTGCATCTAAACTTCCTCTAGAAGGAACAATCGTGTTGTCAGAGATCTTTTTAAATTTCACTTGTAACATCTTCTTCAGTTTTAATTTCAGTTTGGTTAATTTTGTTAATAATGCTAGTCTTGATTTCATTGTAAAACTCTTCGTTGTCTAACAACATAGCTTTAAACTCTTCAAGATCATACTTTGTTTCATTGAATGTGAATGTCTTACCATACTTCCTACCAAGTTCAAACTCATTAAGAAGTTCCATAATCTCACCCACCTTATCAATACCCTCACCATATACAATATCAAATGCATGTAGCTTATAAGGAGAACTCATCTTGTTCTTTACAGCTTTCACCTTGGTGATATTACCATAGTTTACATCACCTTCCTTAGCTAAGCTCTTGCTCACTTCTATTCTTACATCAGTGTAGAACTTCAATGCATGACCACCCTGAGTTGTTGTAGGGTTACCAAACATAACACCAATCTTCTCACGATATTGACTTACGACAATAACACATACATTGTGTTGTGATAGAGCTCCTTTTAGTTTTGGATATGCATTGCTATTCAATCTAGCTTTGTAACCGATAGTGCTATCACCTACATCACCATCTAATTGTTTCTTAGGAATTAATGAGCTATCTGAGTCAATGATAACAAGATCTACATCTCCTGTTTGAATCATTTCCATAGCAATGTTAAAGCCTTCCTCACCGCAGCTTGGTTGAGCAATTAACATCTTGGTAGTGTCTACACCTAGAGCTTGGAAGTATTGCTTATCTACAGCATGCTCGCCATCTATATATAACACAGTGCCACCTTTCTTTTGACACTCTGCTACAGCATGACCACAAATTGTAGACTTACCTGAGCCTTCCCAGCCCATTAGTTCATACATCTTACCTTTTACAAATCCTCCAGTTCCTAAAGTGATATGATCAAAACCAATACTCCCTGTACTGATAATTTCATATGCACCATCTGTTTTGCTTTCTAGTGTTAGGATTGTTCCTACACCATAAGCTTTGTTTAATTTCTCAAGGGCTTCTTGATATTTACTTTTGCCCTCTGAGCTTTCCTTTGCTTTTGCCATAATTGTTGATTTTTATAGATACAAATTTACGAATAACTTTACAAAATAAAAAATAAAAAAATAGCCCCTCTATAGAAATAGAGAGGCTTTCATAATCAAAACAGAACACAGAACACTATATTTTTTTCTCTTCTTCTAGAAGAGTATTTCCTTTTTTTCTTGGTTTGGTATATGGGCAGTTCTTACACCCGTTTGCACAACATTCACCACGTTGGGTGAGGAACAGAGCTGTAAATACAACTCTATCCCCATCCAAGTAGTAATGTTTATCTTTTATAAATTCTTTCTTTTCCATTAAATTAATTATGCAATTTTAGGTTGGATTTATTATTAGGCTTTAACCACGTACAATCATTGCTGATAGGTAGCCATTCCTAAGATTGCAATAATTTTAGATATTGATTTCACATCCTCCTGGGCCACTACATGCAGCAATAGCACCAAAGTCTACAGTGTCATCTAATTCCATCACCTTTGTTAAGTCAATGGATTTTAATGATTTAATGCGGTTGTTGTATTCTTCTTCTGTGATGTCTTCAAAAGGAGCTTGAGAATAACTACCTCCAAAATAAGGCAGCACTGACAAACCATTGTATACATCTCGATTGGTCCACATCCAATTACCTACAGCTTGCCATTCATTTAACCAGCCCTCTTTTGATAATGTAAATTGACTTCCTTTACCATCAGACATGTTAATAGAAGTGTATTTTCTATCATTATCAATAGAGATGGTAGCACTTACATTATGTGTGTTAGCACCATTGTTATGACCTGCTTTAACCCACTCTGTAGAGAACTTTTTAACACGTTCTAGTGTATCAAGTGCTGTCTCTGTACGTAGAATAGATCCTTCTGGAGCTGCAACAGGAATTCTTACACACACTGTATCCTTAGGACGTAACACATCATCTTCACATAGTTCAGGATGGTTAATCTCTAAGTACATAGCAATGTCTTCATTCTTGTTAAATCTCATTGTACGTAGATAGTGAGGAGCATGCCAAGCATGAATACCACTAGCTGTACCTAATACAAGGCTAGTTGTACCAGAAGGCTTAATACATGTAATACGAGCTGCTTCATTAGTACCAATAAGAGCTGATAGATCTCTGTTCATTGTCTTAGCTGTATTAGCCACTAGTTCTAGGTCATACTTCAAGATTTCTCCTGAACCAATACCAGTCATACCAATACCCAATAGAGCATCTTTCTGTGTAGTCTTTTGCCAGATAGGACGTAAGTAATGGAAATCAAAGAATCCTGCTTGTAATGTACCAAAGAATGCAGCAATTGCTACTCTCTCATTAAGATCATCTTGATCTTTAATATCAGATACATTCACTTCACATAGGTTACAGAATTGGAATGGACGTAATCCAATTTCACAACAAGGATTAGTTCCCCAATCTAGGTCGTTAGACCAATAGATACCTGGTTCACCACTTCCTGATGCTTCAATTCTTTTCCATAGAGACATGAATTCTTCTTCACTCACCTCACCTCTTTTAAGGACAGCTGAGTTATTACTTCTACCACGCTGTTCATTAGTCTCCCACCAGTCACCATACTTACATGTAATCATTTCCTCATCATCATGGCTGAATAGGCTAATCATAGCACTTCTTCTAATACCACCTGCAAGAACACTATTAGCAATGTGACACATAATATCATGGCATTCTAGAGGAGATAGTTTACTACCATCTTCTTTACGCTCCATAATAGCATCTATGTGAGCTAATGCAATCTTTAATGGTTCTGGACCAGGTGCTTTACCACCAGCTGTTACAAGTCTAGCTCCTTTCTCACGGATAGCTCTAAAGTCAAACTTAGGCTTTAAACCACCCTCAAAATAGAACTTCATTAACACCTTCACAGCATCAGCCCATCCCATAATACTATCCTCAATAAGATAGTTCTTATGCTTATAAGACTCTTGTTTCTTAATAGCTGGTAATTGAGCTACATGGTGCTTCTGTACAGAAAAACCAACACCTGAACCACCTAATAATAAGAACATAGTCTCACTGAAGCTATACAGACTATCCACTGGCAGATAAGCACAGTTATATCCCCTAGCATTATTTACTTCCATAGCTGGACCAGCAAACTGAAGGGCTCTCATAGAAGGTAGCACCTTCTTATCTCTGATAAACTTCGCACTCTCTACAATAGCATCTTGTAATTTAGGATATTTCTTGATCATCATTGTTTGATATCTATCCACTATCTCATCCCAGGTTTCTCTTCTTTTGAGTTCTGGGACATACTTCGCATATTTACTAAAAATCGTGATTTTACTCAACGCATCTAATCCTAAATCCATGTTTTGTTTTGTTTTTAATTGGTTAAAAAAAGGGGGTTGCAAATGTACAACCCCAGTTTTTATAAACCAAGACATTTCAAAAATTCTACTTAACTAAATCTCTTATTTTCATTCCTAATTCAGCATCGTTTGGATGATTTCTAACTAAGTTAGTTAGTTCCTTATTCTGCTGCATTAGTTTCTCTAAATAAAGCGTGGCATCCATTAGTTCTTCCTGTAAATGCTGTAGAAAGTTGTCTTTATTATTAGTTTCTAATGTAGTACCATACTTGGCTTTTCCTAATTCACTACGCTTTGCGTATTTCATAAGAACATCCATCACTATCTCATCTGTTACAGTTGTTTGTTCACTCATAATTTATTATTTAAGATTTCAAATGCTTTTTCAATAGCTATTCTTTCAGCTTCCTTTCTTGTAGGCTGTTCACCAGTGATGTCACCTATAGTGTATTTGAATTCCATACCACCAACTAAGAAGTTAGGGGTGATTCCAACATATATTTTATTGGCATCAAATACATCAAATAGTCCTCTAGGCTGTGCATCAATCATAACAGCCACCTTATCATTATCAATACCTGATTCACGAACATAATCCTTGAAGTTCTCTGGAAGATTTTCATCCTTTAGAGATTCTAACATTACATTCAGAAAGTATTGTTTGACAACAATAGCTGCTTTGTCATAGCTTTCTAATAATTCTAATCCTGTCATAGCGATTTTGTTTTATTTAGTTCTTCATATTTGTTCTGCCACCAGTCCCTCTCGAAATCAAACTCTACACAATCTGTTGTATTTTCATTGTTTTTAATACAATCTTCGTATAGAATAGAATTCTTGAGAGCTTCCATTTTACAGAACAGAATGGTATTTTCTATACCAAACTTGTTTACTAGTTCTTCTAACACTTCTTTGTTATACATGTTCTTTGATTTTATCTAGGTCAAGAATTTCATTTTCTTCTATGAAAGCAGTCCATACCTCCATATCAGCATCAAGTTCCATACCAATCTTCTCTTCCCAAAACTTTCTCAAATCTTCTGTCTTATTGAACACTCTATATTGAAGAGAGAGCTCATCTTTACTACGTCCAGATTTGTTAATTTTGATAATTTTAGGGAAAATCTGCTGGAATTTGCTAGAAGTTTGGGAATATTTGCCCTGTTTTATCAACTTTATGTCAGCTTCTATTCTAGGACTAAGTTGATAAACAACCACCACATACCCCTCTTCATAATCATAATCATCAATGATTTGCTTTGTACGTTCATATTCACTGTCTAGAAACACTCTAAACTTATCTAGGTTATCAGGCTTAAACAACAAGTAGATAGAATTTTCATATTGAACGTCTCTTCTGCTATCCTTGACATATCCATTAATAAACCCATTGTCCCCCAACCTTTCTTTTCCAATACTAAGCGTGGGGACAATGAATATACTAGTGATGGTCTTTTTTATTTCCATTACTATCCTAATTTTACTAATCCACTATTTAAATAATTCTCTCTTGAAATGTTCCATTTATCGTTCTTGATAGCCCATTTAAGGTCTTCGACAAGTTTCTTAACACCTGGATATTTCTTACCCTTGTGGTCAAATCCTTGTTCAGCATCTTGGAATGATTTATCATCCATAGTGAATACTAGTGGACATGCATAATTTGTGCTGTCACATACAATAAATCTAGGAGGTAATATCTCATATCCTACAGCTACTAGCTCATCAAACATGTGCTTTGCTGCAAAGAAATACAAATAGCCCTGTATGTAAGCTCTACGGTAGAGATAATACTCCTCATAGAAATTCTCTACAGACCATGTGCATTTAAGATCATACACCTGGATTGTCTTCTCTGTATGATCAACAATCACTTTATCCATCATGCTCTTGAACATATGTCCAAATACAACATATCCTTCCACTTGGAGCTGATTATATACATTGTAGCGTGCACTGTTAACTAGGTTTACAATTGATGCTGTAAAATCATTAGTCTTAAGCTCTTCTACAATCTTCTCTGCATTAGATATATCCTGTGTGGTAACAACGGTTAAGCCCTTGCTTCTCACCTCACGGATTTCTTTGTAATAGATTTCTGCATCAGATCCTATGAATTTAGCAAGAACAGCATCAATCTTAATCTTAAATCCAGAATCTACATATGCATCTTTCATGATGTCTTCCATCTCTCTTGTAACTACACCATCTTCATTTGTAGCTGCAGCTGTATGTCTATACAATGCTTCTACGAATTCTAGCATAAGATTGGTTGGTGCACTAGTAACAGTTGACATATAAAACCTGGTATCAAATAACTCAGGTTCCATAAGCAATGTTTCTACCACTCTACCAATAACTGATGCTGCTGTGTCTTTATCCTCTACCTTCTCATTTAGGACATACTTCTTGTGGTATTTCTTTCTGTCCGTGGAAAAGTCCTTCAAGCTTGAGGAACTGTCCATTGCTACAGCTCTATAAGCTGCTTCTGTTCTGTTTGGTCCTTGTATCATTTAGTGTTTGTTTAAAAGATTCTATAATGTAAGGGTGCATTGCCCTCACTTCCCTTGGTACCCTCTGAAAGAACCATCTAACCTCTAGTTCATAAGGATCTCCCTTATCATCTACATTCTGTGGATGGATTAACCAGAAATAGTGCTTCTGTGAGTTATACGTAATATATCCCTCATGCCATATCTCTGTGAATGATGGTTCTTTATTGATTGTTATTTCTAAATTGCTCATTTGTTAAGTTTAAAGTTCTACAGGATCTGGTTCCCAATAATAAGAACAAAGCTTATAATCCTTTCCTCCCATTTTACTAGGGAAGGTTTTAGAACTCTTACTAACCATTTTATTAATTAATTCCTTAGGAGATAGAGTCATTATGTCCATGTTGTATTCAATTTTCATGTTTTCATTTCGTTGAATACAATCCTGAACATCATAGTCTCTAACTTCTACACAGTCTCTATAAAGTTTTTTAACTAGTCTTTTCATTTCTTTTCTAATTTTGTTTTTACATCATGACATTTCTCACATAGCACCTGTAGATTATCTAGTTCACAGAACAGACGTTCTACAAATCCTGCTAAGTCCTCTTTACAGTTGAGACTACCTGCAGGCTTAATGTGATCTACGTTAATTTGTTTCTCTGGAAACCATTCTTTACAGCTATTGCATTGATATTCAAACTTTTGTCTCTTACTGGGACCTTTATATGCCCTACGAGCTTTCATCTTGCATTCTGTAATAGGTTTCCACCATCTAGATTTCTGTCTCAAAGCACTTCTAATGAAGCTCCAGAAAGCTGATTCTGTCATAGTACCAGCATTTCTCATCTTTGGACTTTTAGCTCTAGGTATTTTTGCTCTTCTCTTTGTTGCGTTCTTTTTCATAAGCTTAATATAAGACCAGGGATTTTAGCCCCTGGTCCTACAAAGTTAGTCAATATTTACGATTCTCTTAGAGATTTCTTGTCTTATTTCGTCAAGGTTCTTAACGATTTTAAGCACTTCTACAGCAGATAAAGCAGGGAGATTAAACTCATACTTCTTAGCTTCTGCAATAAAGCCTTCTCTAGCTTTTGTACCTAAATTTTCCAATTCGCGAATTGCATAGCTCTCATCAAGCTCCATTGTATCAAAGTCTAGATCATGTAAGATTTCTGTTGCTTCTTCACGAGGAACAGTCATAATTGGTAAATACTCATAGCATCTACCTTTAGACTCACCAATACCCACAACCTTCATTGGATTGATAAGTACAAGTACAGATGTATCACCACAACCTACATAATGAATCTCATCAGATGTGAAGTGAAGACCTTCAGCACCACAATCATCAGTATTCCATCTACACTGCTCCATAGGCATGTTCACTGGTCTACCAATTCTGATGTCAAATGTCTTTGTGTGAGCATCTGTAAATCTATTCTCTGCTCTATTAGGCAAATCAAGATAGAGGTCTGTTAAGTTACCAATTCTTTCACCATGGTTAACAGATGTCATTTCTTCATATTCACCAGCTCCATCACATTCTGGACATTCTATGTTTTCTTCCTCATTGTCTTCATCTGGAACAAACTTATAACCATCACAATAAGAACACTCAACCATTTCTGACTTATACAAAGCATCTCTGTGAACCATTTTGTATTGACCATCATCTTGTAAGAATACAAAATAATCAGATGGGTTCTTTTTCCATACAGCTTTAGTTTTATTGTAAGCATTGCTAATGAATTGTACAAGCTCTGTAGATCCATGTAATGTTACAACGTTACGTAATGCTACAAAGAATCCTTGTTTGGTAATACGGAAGCTATTCTTCTTTAGGAAGTTGTATAGCTTGTCAGCCACCTCAGCTCTAGGATTTAAGCAACACCACATAAAGAAACGCTTAAGAGATTGATACTCTTCGTCTTCTTGTATAAGTTCATTCACCTCATCAATTTCTCTATCTGTTACATTATCCATAGAGTTGTAACTGTGAAGTCCAATGATGCGTAAGAACTCATCTACCATCAAAGGTGGGATGCTTCTGTTGATTCCCTTGATATAGAGACTACCGTCTTTCATCTCAAAATCATCAAACTTAGCTAGATACTCAGCACCTTTCTGAATAGCCTTAGCTTTCTCATATGCAGCCTGTGCTTCCTGCTTCTCTTTTAGTATATCTGGAGAACCTACAAGGGTCAACAAACAAGCTTCTGTTTTACATTCTCTGGCATTATTAAAGTCTTCTGGTGTAGCTTTAGACTTAGTGATGATAGAACCATCGTTAAGCACCACTGTAAGTACATCATTCACAATCTTAATGTTGGAATAAGGCTTAGGTAAAATTGTACTAGATGATGTACTGATTGTAGTGGACTGAAATGGAGACCACCTATCATAAGGTAGTACATAAGAGGAATAATCTGTAATAGTTTTCTCTTGGTCATCCATTCTTTCTAATGTCTTCTCTAATTTTTTAACTTCAATCTCATGTTGTAATTCATCTAATTGCTTTTGTTTCTGGCTTTTGAACCAGCTTAAACTGAATAGTCCCATTGTGTTTTGTTTTTTGTTTTAAAATAAATGTATTAAAAAGAGAAATATATTGCTCATTTGGGGGAAAAATGCATGAAATTTTAGAAAAATTCATGCAAATGAGCAATATATTTCTCTTTTTTGTTATAAATTCTCTACCAACTGCTCTACAGAAGCTTCTGTTAACTCTTCTACTACCTCTTCATTGATACGAATATTGTAGTGTTTCCAGTCAATTCTATGTCCATGATACTTGAATAGATCACGGAATGCACTGATTATTGGAGAGTTATCATTATCATAGCTCTGTATTTTATCAGACATAGCTTCGATGAATGGTAATCTTTCTAGAAGGTTCTTCACTTCCACATACTCATGATATATCTCCATATCAAATAAGTTGTGTGTTTGGGCTACCTCTAGCATAGAATTGTAGATTGTGTCATTACCACCACAGTGATGCTCAATCTTGTAATCATTTAGTCTTTTCATCTTTTCATACAAATCTGTAGAGATGAGACCAATTTTCTCTTTTCTAATAAACGATCTACTGAAGTTGTTGTGTAACTTTT